AATTCAGATGCTACATATGCAATTATTGGCGCCCATGGTGATACATCTGGCGCCGGCGCGGTTTCTGTATTTTCTAGATCTGGTTCTACATGGACACTAGAACGTAAAATAACAGCATCTGATGCACAAGCAAGTGATTATTTTGGTTTAGGAGTATCTTTAAGTTCTGATGCTGCATACGCAATTGTCGGTTCCATCTACGAAGACGGCGGTTCTGGTGATCCTATAGGTAATTCTGGTGCAGCATATATCTATGAAGCTTGATAAAGATAAAACAAAGAGGATAAAAAATGAGTAGTAGAAATAGAGATATAGCACGAATCCTTGGCAAGACTGAGGCAGCTAATCCAAATAATACAAGCTTAAAAGCAACCGGTGGATCAACAGCTATAGCAGTATATTCCTCATTGGATAGTTTACCTACTACTAGTTTAACTGCCGGCGATCAAGCATATGTATCTGCAAATAGCCGGCTTTATGTATCAAACGGATCTGGTTGGTATAACGTAGCGATAGTTAATGCTACTCCTACATTATCTCTTAGTTCAACAGGCACTATTGCACTTGCATCAGATGGTAGTACCACAACTGTAATAAGACTAACAGGCACTGATTCAGATAACGCAGATGCGAACTTAGTGTATTCAATTGAATCTGGTGGTGACTTCTTTAAGTTAGCTACAATTGTTCAAGATTCTGCAAAGCAATATACAATAACACCTCGAACTGAAGCAGCAGCTACAGCATTAGGATTCGATGGATCGGCGACACTTACGTTTAAGGCTAGTGATGGTATTAACCAAGCTACGGTACAAAATACTTTCACATTAACCTTCGAAGCTGATTGGAGTAACGGTTTTAGTTTAGTCACAAATTTTGATGAAACTAGTGCTAGTGTAAATGCTCAATTCGGCTCATACACTATGGACGTAACACCAGATGGAACTCGACTTATGGTGTGTGCAAGAGAAGATGATCAGACTGGTACTACCAATAATATTGGTTCTGTGTATATTTACACTACTACAGATAATTGGGCTAACTGGACTTTAGAACAAAAAATCCAGCAAGCTGGAACAAGTTACAATAACTTGCCTCACATTTATCACGGTGCTCAAGGCGCTGCTATAAGCGATGATGGTAATTGGTTAGTTGTAGGTGCATCACGGTATGGATCAAATCTTCACGGTAGAGTTTATCTATGGGAAAGATCAGGTACAAGTTGGTCTGCACATAGTAATTTTGGATCACCGGTTGGTATGAATTATTACTTTGGTGACGGCGCATTTGATTTTAGCGCAGATGCTAGTGTAATGGCTATAGGACATCATTCGAATTCTACAAATAACAAAGGACAAGTTTATTTTTATACTCGATCTGGTAGCACATGGACATATCGTGGAGTAGAATACGGTCGATCAGTACAAAACCAAAGAGGATATTTTGGACAAGGTGTAAGAGTATCTGAGGATGGAAACTGGGTATTTGTTGGTGAATATAATTATTGGAATGGATCAGTTCAAGCCGGTCGCATTCACGCTTATTTAAGATCAGGTAATTCTTGGAGTTATAGTCATAGCATATCAACTGGAAATACACAATATGAAACAGGTAAAAATTTCAGTTTAAACAGTGATGCTACAAGAATAGCAATTGGTGCACCTGATTATACAGACGGCAATGATACCAATAGTCCTGGTAATTATAAAGGCGCTATTTTAATTTACACAAGAACAGACGCAAATGCTACCAGCTGGACTCAAAGAGCAATTTTAAGAAATCAAGATTTGTATCAATACGGCGCGCAATCGCAAGGCCAAATGGGCAATAATGGTATGGAAATGACTCGCGATGGCCTATTTATAGCTGCAGGAAACTCAACTGCATATGTAGTAGAATCTGGTAGTAATGTTAATAAGTATGGTGGACTTGATATTTGGAAAGACACGTCAAGTGGATCAGACGGTACAGCATGGACTAAACAAGCTAGTATAAAGGGAGCAGATCTAAGTCTTACAAAAGGTATGTCACATGCTATAGCATTTACTTCTGATGCAACTAGAGTATTTTCTACTATTGGTGATAATGCTCAATTAGGATCTGTAGCTAGAAACTATGTAAAAGTATTTAAGCCAGCTTAAAGAATAAAAAACATATAAATAGTCAAAAGATTTTTATGTCGGAGACTATTTTATGGCTGCACCTAATTCCAGAGATACATTAATAGATTACTGCAAGCGCCGCCTCGGTGACCCTGTCATTGAGATTAACGTTGATGACGAACAGATTGAAGACCGTGTAGACGAAGCTATTCAGTATTATCAAGAATATCATACAGATGCTACATATAGAACATACTTACAACATCTTATTACTTCTACAGACGTAACTAATAAGTATATTTCTATTCCATCAGATGTTCTTTACATTTCAAAAGTATTCCCACTCAGTAGAACATTCGGCGATAACATGAATTTCTTTGATATTAAATATCAAATGATGCTCAATGATATTGCTGATCTTCAAAACTTTGCGGGTGACCTAGCATACTATAAGCAACTAAATCAATATTTAAGTATGCTCGATCAAACTCTCAATGGTCATCCACAAACTACATTTTCACGACACCAAGATAGACTATACATTCATGGCGAATTTGAAACACAAGATCTTGTTGAAGGCGAGTATCTCGTAGCAGAAATATATAAACAAGTAGACCCGGATACTAATACTTCGGTCTATAACGATATGTGGCTTAAAGAATATACAACTTCACTTATTAAACAACAATGGGGTTCTAACTTACTTAAATTTGAAGGTGTGCAACTGCCGGGTGGAGTAACATTTAATGGAAGACAGATTTACGATGATTCACTTACAGAAATACAATCACTAAGGGAACGAATTAGAGAAGAGCACGATCTACCACCTGACTTTTTTGTAGGATAAACTATGGCCAGAAATTTCTATTTCACTGAAAAGGTCAGATCTGAACAATTACTTTATGAAGATTTAGTGATTGAAGCTTTAAAGATCTATGGCACTGATGTGTATTATCTTCCGCGTACAATCGTAAATGAAGATGTATTATTCGGTGAAGATCCTACATCTAATTTTAATAATTCATCTAAGATTGAAATGTACATCGATAACATTGAAGGCTTTGATGGTGAAGGAGATCTGTTTACAAAATTTGGAGTAGAAATACGAGATGAAGCTACCTTTGTAGTTTCTAGGCACCGATGGAAAACACAAATAGTAAGATCAGATGAATCTATCCAAGGTGATAGACCAACTGAAGGCGATCTTATATATCTACCATTAACTAAATCTTTTTTCGAAATTAATCATGTTGAACATGAACAACCTTTTTATCAGCTAGCTAATGTTCCAGTATTTAAAATGCGGTGTACTCTCTTTGAATATACCGGTGAAGATATGGATACCGGAAATACTGATATTGATGCATTGGAAACAGATTATGCATACCAATATCGAGTTTGTCTCTTAGCACCAAGAACTCCAATTATTCAACATCAATTCGATCCTGCATATTCTCATGCTGATATATATGATTCTGATTATGTTGAAATAGGTGCGCTTAATACTTTAACTCTTGTAGATGGTGGAAGATACCTTCAAGATATTCAAAGTCCGCGGACTGATCAAAATGGTGGTATCATAACATTTGCAACCGGTAATCCAGATAATCCTGCGATTATTTCTGCAATCCTTGATTCATCAACAGGCACTATTACAAGTCTATCTATTATAGATTCAGGCGCTGGTTACTTCCCAGCACCAGATTTAACAATTAATAAATTAAATAATTTTGATAGTTCATATAGTAGAGGTGATGAAATAGCACAACCATTATCATCTGGTATACTTATGAATGGTGAAGTACAACGATACCAACTCGATTCTGATGGAGATTCATGTAGATATGTTTACTTAGCACATGCTGGAGCAAGTGATGGTGAATTCAGAAGCTTTATCAATAGCCCTGCAAAAGACTTCCAAAATCTTATTAACAATACTACAAATGGAACTACACATGGTCTTAAAGCGTTATCAGTAATTGAAAACAATCTTATATCAAATTCTGAGCAGAATGATACATTTAGTACTTTTTCAGATGACTTCTTAGACTTTAGCGAAGATAATCCATTCGGGGATCCATCAGCACAATAATGATTATAAATACATACAAGGTAGGATAATAAAATGGCAATAGTATATAGAAATGTGAAAGGTAGTAAACTAACCATAGCAGATATGGATGGTAACTTTTCGCATTTAGTTTCCGAGATTAATGCTGAAACTAGTAGAGCAACTTCTGCAGAAAATACACTTACCAGCAACCTTAATAGTGAAATTTCAACACGAGCCTCGGCAGACGCCACACTTACTAACAATCTTAATACTGAAATATCTAGGGCGACTAACGCCGAACTTAATCTTCAAAATAGTCTTACTAATAATATTAATGCTGAAATAGCTAGAGCTACTGCAGCCGAAGATTCGAATGCTAGTGATATTAGAGCTGAAATTAATAGAGCAACTACGGCAGAGGCTAGTAATGCCAACGCACTTACTGCGGAAATTGCAAGAGCTATTGCGGCTGAAGATTCAAATGCCAGTGATATTGCAGCAGAAATTGCAAGAGCTACTGCAGCTGAAACGGTCAATGCCGCTGCAATAAATGCTTTACCAGATTCGGCTCAAGTGCTAGGCTTAATTGATTCAGCACATATACAAGCTAGGCAAATTACATATAGCACTGATGACTTTGTTGATAGCGCATTTGTTACTGCCCAGATTGATGCGTTGATTGATGGTGCACCCGGCACATTAAATACTTTAAATGAAATTGCTGCAGCGCTAAATGATGACGATTCTGCTTACAACACTCTTATTGGATTAATTACAGCTAAAACTGATTTTGATTCTGCAAATGCTACTACTATTATCAATAGCACATTGCAAAATTTAAATCAAAATATTGTTCCAGATACAAATAATACATATGATCTTGGAACATCCTCAAATAGATTTAAGGATCTTTATTTAAGTGGATCCACTTTACATATTGGAAGTATAAAAATTACTGAATCTAGCGGTAGTGTTGTATTTAAAGATAGTGATAACAATCCTATTGGTGTTTCAACAATTGATTCTGCTTATGTACAAGCAAGGCAAATTTTAAGTAGTGGTGGTGTTGATTCTGCGACTGTACAATCTCTTGTTATAGGAGAAGTAGACGTTAATTATGTTCAAGCTAGAGTGCCGACCTCATATGTTCAAGGTAAAATTACTGACGTTTACATTCAAAATGCAATTGATTCTGATTTTGTTTTAAGTAAAACAGGAACAATACCAGATTCTGCTTCAACCATTCAGTTAATTGATTCTGCATTACCTATAGGACAAATTGGACAACAATACTTTGTTTCAACTAATAATACTAACAAGTTGGAAACCGATTACCTATTAACTGTCAATGATAAATACGTTGAAACTGTCGCGGAATTAGCCGAAGAAATTGCGGACGTTACCACATTACAAGAAGTGTTTAATACATGGAATCGATTCTCTCATAGTAGTAGTGGTTTTGTATATCCTGCTAATGCAAGTGAAATGAATTCTTGGGTTTATAACTCAGGCCCGGGAACTATATCACAACCAAACAATACAGGCACAGCTACTGGTTTTTATTCTGTAGATACATATGAAAATTACACACATACTGCTAGATTTACATCTACTCAGACTGATAATGATATTGGGTTTATGGTTATAGGTTTTGTTGCTGAAGGAAGCGGAGCAACTTATAGACAACACACTTTATCCGCTGTTAGGCAAACCGATGGTGGTATCGGTGGATTAGCTAGTTGGGATCTTGTATATAATATTGGACAATCAGATCAAGCAATCTTAACTTCAGCCACAAATGGCGGATCCGGGCCGGCCAATGCGGCCGCAGCCACCGGCGGATGGAATACATATACTGATGGTACATTGATATTTACTCAAAAGACAGGAAGAAATATTACTATAAGAACTTCATATTTCTCTAGTTCTAACCTAGCATTAAATACTATTACAGATATGGATTTTGATCTTTTATCTGACTCTCGTACTGTAAGATTTGCTGGTCCTGTACCATATGGTTATGGTGCTTGGAGTCAAGGTGGTTTAACCATTTCAGAAATATCATTTATTCCAGGTCAGTCTGAATTGCTTTATCACTTTGGAGGAACACTAAGTGGAAATGCTGGTGGTGATGTATATGCATATAGTAGCGATAGTAGTGCATGGAATCTAGATTCAGATTTAACCTTACAAGGCGCTCAAGGTAAAATTTTACATAATAATAAAACAGGCCGTACTTATTATGTTGATGGTACTCAAGCACATTCGATTGGATCTGTAAGACAATTTAATGATGTAATGTATCTTTTACCACAGAATAGTGAACCAGATTCTGCTGATACAGGTGGATTAGGTCTAAGAGCTGGAATGTTTGCAACAGCAGATCAAATTAACTGGGATCCTGCAAGTAAAGGATCTGGTGGTGCATACCCAGTATTCTTTAATGGTACGAGTTGGGTGGCTCTATACTAAATGTTTGGTGGACACTTCTATCATGAAAAAATGCGAAAGTCAGTTTCTATATTTGGTAGACTGTTCAATAACATTTATGTATTAAGAAAAAGCACATCCGGTGCAGTGTTGAATCAATTAAAGGTTCCACTTGCTTATGCACCTAAGATGAAATACTTAGAAAGAATAAGAGAAAATCCAGACTTAGTTAATGATACTCGAGTAGCACTTAAGTTACCACGCATGTCATTTGAGATTGTTAATATAACTTATGATTTAACAAGGCAGTTATCAAAAGTAAGTAACTTCTCTACACTCGGTACAACCAGTGCAAATAGACAAAAGTTCTATTCACCGGTACCGTATAACTTGGATTTTCAATTAAACATATTTGCAAAGAACCAAGACGATGCTTTGCAAATCGTTGAGCAAATACTGCCAACGTTTAATCCACAATACACATTAACAATTAAACCTTTTCCAACGGAATATCCAGACTTTGTTGAAGATATACCAATTGTGATTCAGGGAGTTTCATTCGCTGATGACTACGAAGGCGCTTTAGAACAAAGACGCACGATCATCTACACGATAAACTTTGAAATGAAAACACAATTTTATGGTGATATTGCTAACAAGGCTATTATTCGTTCGGCAATTAATAACATATACGATATTAATGCAGGTTTACTTGATTCTGATGTAAAACTAGAAACTATAACTACTAAACCGAATCCTCTTGCAACATTTGGCACGGCAGATAGTGATTTTGGATTTACGAATACTATACAAATGACAGGTGATAGTTCATGAGTGATAATGTAAAAAGTGACTATGATTATTCTAGACAAACATATTATGACTTAATTGAAAAAGGACGTGAAAGTTTAGAAGACATGATTGAAGTTGCTCGGCAATCCGAGCATCCAAGAGCATATGAAGTCTTATCTGGTATGATAAAAAATATATCAGATGTCAATGATAAGCTTATGGATTTAAACAAGAAACAAAAAGATATAGATAAAAAGGATGAAGCACCTCAAATAGCAGGTGGTACTACTAATAACTTATTTTTGACAACAGCTGATCTTCAAAAAATGATGGTTACTAAAGATGATGAAAAACTGGTAGATGTCACTCCTACAGAATGAAGCATATCTAGGAAATCCAAATGTTAAGAGAGATGGAGTACTTCAAGTATGGACTCCAGAACTTTTACAAATATACAAAAAATGTATGGATGATCCTATTTACTTTGCAGAAAAATACGTAAAAGTTATTTCTTTAGACCAAGGTTTAGTTCCGTTTAAACTATATCCATATCAAAAAGAAATGTTTGGACACTTTAATGACAATCGCTTCTCAATCATTCTTGCTTGTCGCCAATCTGGAAAATCCATCTCAGCATGTGCATATCTCCTCTGGTACGCGCTCTTCCATCCGGAAAAAACAATTGCGATTCTTGCGAATAAAGGGGCAACTGCTCGGGAAATGCTATCTCGTATTACGCTCATGCTGGAAAACATTCCGTTCTTTTTACAGCCGGGTTCGAAAGCTCTTAATAAAGGAAGCTTGGAATTCAGTAATAACTCGCGGATCCTTGCGGCTGCAACTAGTGGTAGCTCTATTCGTGGTATGTCAGTTAATCTATTATACTTAGACGAGTTTGCTTTCGTAGAAAGAGCATCTGAGTTTTACACATCTACATATCCAGTTGTATCTGCGGGTACGGGCACGAAAGTAATTGTTACTTCTACAGCAAATGGTATTGGCAATCAGTTTCATAAAATATGGGAAGGATCTGTCCAAGGTATAAATGAGTTCCATAATTTTCGTGTGGATTGGTGGGATGTTCCGGGTCGTAATGAAGACTGGAAAACTCAAACAATTTCCAATACGAGTCAACTACAATTTGACCAAGAGTTTGGCAATACATTCTTTGGAACAGGTGATACACTCATAAGTGCTGATTGTTTATTATCATTAAGATCTAAACTATATAAACGTGAAATGGAAGGTGGCGCCTTACGTATATATGAAGAGCCTGTAGAAAAACATGACTATATAATGACAGTGGATGTAAGTAAGGGAAGAGGGCAGGATTACTCTACTTTTACTTTAATCGATATTAGCGTTCGCCCATTTGCACAGGTGGCTGTTTATCGGAACAACACTATCTCTCCTATTCTCTTCCCTACTATTATATATAAGTATGCAAAAGTCTACAATGAAGCTTATGTTGTAATTGAAGCCAATGATCAAGGTAGTGTAGTTTGTAATGGATTATACCATGATTTAGAATATGAAAACGTACATGTTGAGTCATCAGTCAAAGCCAATGCTATTGGTATTGAAATCACAAGAAAAACTAAAAGACTCGGCTGTTCGGCTATTAAAGATATACTTGAAACACACAAGCTAGAAATTGTTGATGATCAAACTATCTTAGAAATATCTACGTTCGAAGCACGAGGCCAATCATACGAAGCCAGTAACGGTAACCATGATGACCTAATGATGAACCTTGTTATGTTTGGTTATTTTTGTTCCACTCAATATTTTGGTGATATGACAGATATCAACTTAAAGCAAATGTTATTTGATCAACGGATGAAAGAAATAGAAGAAGATATCGTACCGTTTGGGTTTATACAAAATGGACAAGATGATGTAGATTTAGATATAAGAAATGATCCAGATAACTGGCAAGTACAAGGATATGAGCCAGATCTTAGCACAACTGACGGAATCTTCAATAGAATTAAAGATTAGTAATATTATAAATAATGGTATATTGAACAATAACCGTATTATGAAATCATATAATTAGTTAAAAGGAAACAAAGCTATGGCACTCGGCACACCGTCAGAAAGTCCAGCGGTTGTTGTAAAGGAAATAGATCTGACAGGTGGCGTTCCTAACGTCCAGTCAACTACCGGAGCAATCGTAGGTAACTTTCGCTGGGGTCCTGTTGAACAAAGAGTTTTAGTTGACAATGAGGCAACTCTAGTCGATAACTTTGCAACACCAGACTCCGCAAATACCATAGACTTCCACTCAGCACAATACTTCTTGCGCTATTCAAGTGCACTGCAAGTAGTGAGGGAAGCTACTAGTGCAGCTAAGAATTCTCGTTCTATTATCGGCCAAACTGCCGCTGATTCAGATGGTTCTTTACCGACACCAACTGTAAAGAACGAAACAGATTTTAATTCTCAGCTGTCAACACTAACATCTAATTCACACACATTTGTTGCGAAATATCCAGGTGATCTTGGAAACTCAATTCGTGTGTCAATATGTCCTGCAGATTCATCCTCTGCCACAACATTTAGCGGATGGGCTTATCAGAATGAATTTGATAAAGCACCTCTTACTTCAACCTACGCATCTAATCGTGCAGCTACATTTGATGAAATGCATGCAGTAGTGATTGACCAAGAAGGTAAGTTTACTGGAACAAAAGGTACAATTCTAGAAACATTCCCGTTTGTGTCTGTAGGTAAAGATGCTAAGAATCCAGATGGAACCAATAACTTCGCAAAGGATGTTATTAACGAGCGTTCCGAATATGTTTGGATGACCGGGTTCGATGCTAGCTTTATTGCAGCAGGAGCAGGAACAGACATAGATAGTGGAGATAGTTTTAAGTTAACTTCTCCAACAACTTCTGATCACACATTCACTAAGGGTGTTAATTCACCAGCCCTGACAACATCAGAGTTTCTTTCTGGATTTGATCTTTTCGAAGATGAAAACCAAGTAGAAGTAGACTTCTTGATTGCACCGGGTATGACTAACAGCACTGATCAAGCCACAGTCGTAAATGACTTGGTATCAACTGCTCAGTCACTTCGCAAAGACTGTATCGTACTTGCATCTCCGGCAAGAGATGACGTAGTAAATGTATCTTCAGCAGCCACTGCAGTAACTAATGTAGTAGCAACTGCCAATGCATTTACAAACTCATCATACCTTGTTGCAGATAACAATTACTTGAAAGTCTATGATAAGTACAATGATCAGTACATCCATATTCCAGCAGCATCATCTACTGCCGGTATTTGTGCAGCCACAGACCTTGAAAGAGCACCATGGTTCTCTCCAGCAGGTCAAAGGCGTGGTAACTATTTAGGAATTACAGGCCTTGCCTATACTCCTAATAAGTCACAAAGGGATACACTGTATAAAGCAGATGTAAATCCAATTGCCAATATTCCAGGGCAAGGAACTATTCTTTACGGTGATAAGACAATGCTTGGTCGACCATCAGCATTTGATCGAGTCAATGTACGGAGACTCTTTCTTGTACTCGAAAGAGCAATCGGCCGAGCCGCTCAACAAGTACTCTTTGAATTCAATGATGAATTTACAAGAGCAGAGTTTGTCAACATTGTAGAGCCAGTCCTTCGAGAAGTCAAAGGCCGGCGTGGTATTACAGACTTTAGAGTAGTCTGTGATGAGACAAACAATACACCAGCTATTGTTGATCGTAATGAATTCATCGCAAACATCTTCATCAAACCAGCACGTTCTATTAACTACGTCACTCTGAATTTTGTGGCAGTTAGAACAGGTGTTGACTTTGAAGAAGTAGTTGGCACGGTTTAAGGAGGTAATGTAAAATGGCTGTTCTCGGAGTAGACGATTTTAAGTCGAAACTTAGAGGCGGTGGGGCACGTCCCAACCTCTTTAAAGTAACTATTAACTATCCGGGTTTTGCAAACGGTGATGCTGAATTAACATCATTCCTTTGTGAAGCTGCATCATTGCCCGGTTCAACTTTCGGAATCATTCCGGTTGCATTTAGAGGACGTATCCTCAAGATGGCCGGTGATAGGACATTCGCTGAATGGAATACTACTATCATTAATGACACCGACTTTTCAGTTCGTGATGCAATTGAAAGATGGATGAATGGTATCAATGCACATAGTGCTAATACTGGACTTACATCTCCAATTGCTTACGAAGCTGATCTAAAAGTTGAACAGCTTGATCGTGATTCATCGGTATTGAAGACATACACATTCCGTGGTGCTTATCCACAGGATTTGTCAGAAATAGCTTTGAGTTATGGTGATAACGATAATATTGAAAGATTCAATTGTGTCTGGGCATACCAGTACTATGAGTCTAATACCACTTCATAAGTAATAAATAGAGAGGAGCCGGCAACGGTCGGCTCTTCTTCTTTAATGTAAGGTAATTATAATGGCAGAACAATCAGGACAAGACGGCGTCAAACTATTTGGTTTTGAAATTAAGCGCGCCAAAAAGAAAGATGAAATGAAATTACCATCAGTCGTTCCTCCGCGGGATGATGAAGGTGGTAGTTATGCAACTGCATCTGGTTCGCACTATGGTCAGTACCTGAATCTAGGTGATGACGATTCAAAAGACAACTATCAATTGATTATGAAATACCGCGGTAATGCAATGCATCCTGAAGTTGATGCTGCGATCGAAGATATTGTCAATGAGTCAATTACTGGTAGTCAATTAGAACAAACTTTAGAATTGAACATGGAGGAAGTAAAAGCTCCTGATTCTATTAAAAAGAAAATTACAGAAGAATTCGATAACATATATGGAATGCTTAACTTTAAAGAGTTAGGTCATGATATTTTCCGTAGGTGGTATGTGGATGGAAGAATCTACCATCATCTTGTTTTGAATGAAGCAAATCCTAAAGAAGGTATTCAAGAAATACGACCTATTGATGCTGCTAAAATGCGCAAGGTCAAAAAGATTAAGAAGAAAAAAGATCCAGTAACTGGTGCAGATATCATTGAAAATACCGAAGAGTTTTATATCTTCCAAGAAAAGCCAGGGTCATCTACATCCGGTGTAAAGATGACAAATGATGCAGTAAGTTATGTTACATCTGGTTTGCTCAGTGAAGATCGTAAAAAGATTATTTCATTTTTACATAAAGCACTAAAGCCTATTAATCAATTACGGATGATGGAAGACTCATTAGTTATCTATCGCCTCGCACGTGCACCTGAGCGAAGAATCTTTTATGTGGATGTAGGTAGCTTACCACGTGGTAAAGCTGAACAATACATGAAAGATATTATGACTAAGTATCGTAATAAGCTTGTGTATGATGCAGCAACCGGCCAAATTAAAGATGACCGTAAACATATGTCAATGTTGGAAGACTTTTGGTTACCTCGCCGTGAAGGTGGTAAAGGTACAGAGATATCTACATTGCCCGGCGGAGAAAACCTAGGACAAATTGATGATGTTATTTTCTTTCAAAAGAAAGTTTACCGGTCATTGAATGTACCGCTTAGTCGACTAGAACAAGAGAATCAATTTAATCTTGGTAGATCTACTGAGGTAAATAGAGATGAATTAAAATTCCAAAAGTTTATCGATAGATT